TTTGTATAATTGGGCATTGGATAATAATTTTGTATTTAATTTCCAAAGTGATACTGTTGGAGATTTGTCATTGCGTAATTTTCCTAAACACATTGTTTATTATGCACAAGACTATCTACATCAACAAGTTGACTCAGAACCTAAGACTATATTACTAAACACCCTTAGCAACTTATCCAATAATGATACTGCTTGGATAACGTGGTTAAATAGACTTGACCGCATTAGAGGAAACAGTTGGAAGCACAGTCTGTCTAGACTATACGAGTTAGATCCCAAATTTTTCAATAATTTTAAATGAATAAAACATTCCCAATTAAATCCAAAACTGCTTGTTTATTAAAATGGTCTTGGTCCACAGTGTTTCTAGGCCTTGCAAGAAGCAGTAGTTGTCATCGTTGCGACCATGATGAGTTTACAGTAGATACGTTCCACGACTTTCACAATACGCCACGAAAAATACAAAGCAGAGAACAGATGCGTCGTGGCGAATGGCCACAAGCAGGATGCCAGTACTGTCAGACTATTGAACAGTCCGGTGGTATGAGTGATAGACAGTATCAATTAACCAACGGACATTATGAACATGCAACAGAATTAAATGATGATCCTGAATTAAATGAAGTAACACCAACTATACTCGAAGTGTACTTTACCAACACTTGCAACATGGGTTGTTTATATTGTGGTCCTCACTTTAGTAGCCTATGGGAAACAGAAAATAAACGCCATGGCGAATTTAAACGGGGACAGGTACAAATATTCCCCGAGGACATACGTATAACAGACAAGTACGATGAACTATTAGAACAATTTTGGATTTGGTTTGATCGTAATCATAGTAAGCTAAGATACTTTCACGTACTAGGTGGCGAACCATTCTTTCAAAAGGAACTAGAGCAATGCTTAGATTTTTTTGACACACATCCTAGTCCAGAATTATGTTTAAACTTGGTCAGTAATTTAAAAGTGGAGCCAAAACGATTTGCTCGCATAATTGATCGTATGATAGCACTTAAAGACGCAGGTAAACTAAAAAGAATACAAATAACCGGTAGCTTAGATTGCTGGGGACCGCAACAAGAATATGTTCGTTGGGGACTAGATCTTGCAGAGTATACTGCTAACATGGAATACATGTTAAGTAAGGATATTACTATTTGTATTAATGCTGCTGTTAATGCATTATCAATAAAGACAATGCCCGAGTATTTTGAAAAAATCAACTACTGGAATCAACTTAAAAAAGATTTAGGATTTAAGTGGGATTACATTAATTGGAGTTGTACCAGTGTGCCTAGTCCCGGTTACATGAAGCCTGATATATTTGGAGCAGATGTATTCCGTGATGACATTGAACGTACCTTATCAATAATGCCCGAAGATAACGAACAGCAAAAGAATATTAAAGAACACTTTCGAGGCATTGCTGCTAAAATAGCCAGCAGACCAAAGAACCCCGAGGCAATACAAAACTTAAAGACTTATCTTACTGAAATGGATAGAAGGCGCGGAACCAATTGGCCTGATCTGTTTCCGTGGTTGGTTGATCAATAATCAGTTAACCAGGATGGATTTAATTTTCTAAACTCTAAGTCAGATATTATTTCTTTAAATCTATTGTGTAGTATATGGTCGGGTCTATGCACACATTGTGCATTAAAATCGTCAAAACTTCCCCAGTCTTGTAATAACGTAAAGTCGCAACTATCTATTTCGTTATCTTCACAGAACTTAATAAAAGGCAATACATCATCAAGGTTCTCTTGTTGTATTACAAAACTAGCATACACCTTAAACTTATACTGCTCTTTGAGACGATTTAAGTAGTCAATGTTATCAAGTAAGGTATTCCACTTTGCGGGCTTTCTAACACGTTCGTATGTATATGCTGACGCTGCATCAATACTTAACTTGATAATTTTTAAATTAGGTAATATAGCCAAGTTATCAATATGTCGTTTAATTAATGTACCATTTGATCGTATTTCGTAGTGTACGTTAGGATTAAACTCAGTCTTTAAAAAGTGTTGATATATAGGACTGGCAAATGGTTCTCCGTTTGATCCTATTAGAATATTAATACGGGAATTGGGACTTTGATGTATCCAATCCTTAACACGATCCAACCAAAGTTGTCGTTCATTGACATAATCTGCACTATCATCAAATAAAAACTCTTTTCTACAACTTGGGCATTGTAAATTACAACTGTCATCTATGCCTAGTTGTATTTCGTAATCATACGCTAATGTTTTAACCTCGTTAGCAACTCCACAGTGTGTAGTATCGCAGTATTCATACGTACCTGATGTAATACCAGTCTGTATTAACTGTGCTGTCTTTGTTTGAAATATATCAGACATAGTTTTAAAATCTAATATATGCCCTACAGAAAAAGGAACCCATGCATCGCAACCACATAGAAATATTCTTCCTTTTTTATCTATGTGGATTTCTTTCCAAGGCCAATCACACCTATTAGGCGGAATATCTTTTATACTAGGTAAGTTACGTGCCTGTCTATGAAAGACTAAATCATGCTCAGTCATCGGGATGTTTAATAGTTAACCCTAATAGTATTGTATATCTATCTTGTTGAGTTTTGTTACTACCGGTATGTATATTAGGTGCGTCGTTTACATGCAACCATCCATCGCCGAAGTTAGTGGGTAATCGTATTTCATTGGCTTGATCGCCGTTCCAATGAAAGTATGTTGATAGATCAGGATTGTCATGTTCAGTAAGATAAATCATACCAGTAGCAACTAGCCTACGATAATCAGTGTGTGGTTTTAAATAAAATCCAGGTTTGTCAAGTTGATAATATGCATGCCAGTTTGCAAACTTCTTCATTTTCTCTTTACCCATTCCCCAAAGTCCTTCAAAATTTGGGTCATATGAGTAAAGTGTATCTAATGCTCGATTATACACTTGGTCAGACATTATGTAATGCAGTATACTTTGTAATAATTGACTCTTGGGATTATGATCTTTAATCAAATATCTATAATCAAATGCAGGATTTTCTTGACCAGCATACTGTCGTAATCCTTGCGAGATCCATTCTTCTTTTTTAAGATGTTCTATTAGAGTAGCATAATCAACTCCAAAATCCATTTTAACATCTGAGAGGAATAGTCTTATTTGATTAAATGTAATATTCATGGTATAAATATTTATAGTTAAATATCGTTATGAAGATATCTTTTCAATTACCCACAGAAACCGTTATATTAAATGTAGAACTTCTTGATAATCCAGCAGTGAAAAGTTGGGCCGATCATTTCCTACAACGCAATTTACCTGTTGAAGCGGCAAAATCTTTTAATATAAGTAAACGACCAGTATCACTGTGGAATGATACTGCTAGGCAAAAGTATAGCAGACTGCAAGAGCTTCTTGTTACATTAAGTGGTATAGGATTTAGTTTTGACTATCCACAGCCAAATTCTGTAGAAGAAATCAGCAGGGACTATCTAAACAAAGCACATAGATTTTTTACTCAGAATCAAAAATATGTTAACTTTAATAGAAAAGATGTGCCCAATGCTCTTATAATAACGGACTATTTTCAAGAAGTAAATTATCTAGTTCACGACCTTGAAGAGTTCTTAGACATTGAGGCAAAGCCATTGCTGGCAGATGATTTTAATCGTAATTGGGACGAAGTGTTATTAGAACATGATACTGCTTACGATGACGACAATTGGTGGTTTATGGATGAAAGTTTTAGAAGTTATCACTCCCCAGAGTTTGCAAATTTAATTCTTGGACCACAAATATTAGGTAAAACACTGATTCAAAGTTTCTTGGACCAAGACGATCCAAACAATTGGGATACATCTGGTCACTATTCAAATAATGGTTTTCTTATGTTAATGAATAAACCATATAGGCAGGAACTTTATAACAGCGATGTTTTTAAAAATTGGTTAAGCAAACACGGTGTAACACCAGATCAAATGTATTACGATTTCCCAATCGGAAACGTAACTAACAAAGAAGATCTAGCTAGAGTATTTGCCTATATATTAGCTAGTAATAAAGAATTTCCTGTCCAATATATGTTGTAATTAATCTTAAAAGAGTATATAATTAATTTTTTAGGAGATACACATGAGTTCACGTATGTTTTCAGCTGAGCAAAAGGCAAAACTTACTCAAATTATCAATGAAGGTATGGCAGTCATGCAAGAGGTTGAAGACCTTAATGCCGGACTCAGTGATACTATTAAAGCGATTGCCGAAGAAATGGAAATTAAGCCTGCCATTCTAAAGAAAGCAATACGTATCGCGCATAAATCTAGGCTTGGTGACGAGAATGCCGACCACGAGGAACTTAACACTATCCTTGAAACTGTAGGAAAAACTCTTTGATATGACAGCTAAGACCTGGTGCTCGTTAGCCCACATGGGTCTTAGCTTCCATAATGGAGGGCATGTATCCTTATGCAACGGCAGCAAAAAGATGTTTACCAATGCTGCCGGCGAAACTATTACCTTAGATAAAGATTCGTTAAACGATGCATGGACCAGCCCCACACGATTAGAAATACAAAATGATCTCGACGCCGGCATCCAACACCCTAATTGTGTTGATTGTTGGAATATAGAATCTGCTGGGTTTACTAGTCCTCGAGAAATACATAACAATAACTTAAAACAAGTAACGGCCTTGGCATCTCAACCCAGGGCTGTTTTCTTGAAGCCAGGTAATGTATGTAATCTAGCATGCAGGCATTGTGATCCGAGAGTAAGTACCGGATGGTATAGAGATTACTATCGTGCCGAAGTTGCACCATTGCTATCATACAATCAGTGGCTAAAAACATTTGATGTTACTAGGCGCAGTTATGCTACCGATAACAATAACACTTGGGGCACACTAGAAGATTGGTTGCCAGAATTAGTTTATTTTGATCTGTATGGTGCTGAACCTTTACTAATAGATCCGTTATATCAGTTACTAAAAAAATCTTCCGACGCTGGCTACTCCAGCAAACAAAGTATCCACATTAACACAAATGGAACCATATGGGCCGATGAGTTTTATACTGTGTTTCAAAAGTTTAAAGATGTGTTGTTAGATGTAAGCGTTGACGGGATTGGTGATCAATTTGAGTATATGAGATATCCTGCTAAGTGGGATATGGTACTTGATAATATAAAAAAATATAAAGCTATTCCCAATATTACCTTATCTATAACTATTACAGTTGGTATCTATAATATTTGGTACATTAATGAGATTGTGGAATATTTTAATAGATTAAATATCTATTCATCAATAAACATTTTACACAATCCAGAACATCTCTGTATTAAGAATCTACCCAACGAAGTTAAAAGTACAATAAGTACACATCTAGCATCAACTAAACAGCATCACTTAATAGGGAATATTATTAATTTTATGAACGAGCCCGGTATCAACTTGACAGCACAGTTTTTTGATTTTACCAACACGTATGATCAAATACGCAATCAACAATTTCAAAAGACATTTCCAGAGATGTATAACTTAATTAAACTATATGAATGATATTTTATACCGTGTATTTGCATGGATACAAGATGATTGGCAAAGACATAAGCTAAGATTTTTCATTGAAATATTAGCTTGGGCGTGTAGTGTCGGCTGTGCATTAACATTTGCATTAACTGTACCTAATCCTCCTTTACTAATGCTGTATCCTTTTTGGATTGGCGGATGTGTTATGTACACATGGGCTGCTTGGACTCGTAAGAGTTTTGGCATGCTGGCAAATTATCTATTACTTACTACTATTGATACCATTGGTTTGGTAAGGTTATTAACATGAGTAACACCCTTTGTCCTATGCCGTTTGCCCATCAACATGTTCAACCGAGTGGTGAGATTCGTTACTGCTGTGCCAGTTTGCCGTTTAGCAATGTTGACGCAAACAATGAAGTTTACAATGTAAATTCTAGTAGGCTAGCCGAATCATGGAATGGTCCGTCAATGCGTAAGTTAAGACTAGAATTAATCAACGGTAAAGAACCAATGGAATGTAACCATTGCTGGGAACGAGAAAATAAAGAACATACTAAAGGAAATAGCACAAGATTTGATTTCTTAGAACGAATACCATTATCAACGATTCAAGATAGAATTGACTTTGCTAAAGAAAATGACGGTCGTGTAGATAGCAATCCGTTTAACTTTCAAATCATGTATGGTAATTTATGCAACTTGTCATGCAAAATGTGTACTCCGCAGTACAGTAGCAATTGGTCTAAGTATTTTCAAAATCTTGGCTTTACAAATTTACACGAAATAAAATTTAATCCTAACCTGAATTTACCTAAAGATCATCCTGAAGAAATGCATTATGGTGTTTCTTATGATTGGGTTAACACCAATCATTTAACATCAATACTATCTGATTTTAATGAAGACATTGACGAGTTGTGGATTATGGGCGGCGAGCCTACAATCATCGAAAGCACTAAAAACTATATAGACGAAGCAGTCGGTCTTGGTTATAGCAAAAACATTCATTTAGGTCTAAGCACCAATTGCACAAACATTAATAAAAACTTGCTCAGTCAACTAACACACTTTAAAAATATTAGTATTAATATGAGTTTAGATGGTATTGACGATATAGCCTATATACAACGAACACCAAGTAATTGGAATCACATAGAGAAAAACGTAGCTAGTCTAGTGCAGTGGCGCAATGATATGGCGAAACAACATATCCATGTTTCGTTAAACGTGCATAGCGTAATTACAAGTTTAAATTTTCATCACATGATTGATTTTTGGCAGTACATGGACAATAAATTTAAAAATTTAACTTTTACCTTTATGCCGGTTGTTGGTAACAGCGAAAATTTTGATATTAACTTGGTACCTAAAAATATAGCAAGTAAAATAATTGAGCGTGTAAATTTGATCAAGGACCAAGTTCCACCAAATTTACAAAATACCTTAGCGATGTATTCTACATTAATTGAAAATAATAGTTTTGCAGATAACTCAAATTTAATCTATTACCAATTAGATAAAATACAAGCTCTACATCCAGAGTTAGATATCAAAAAAATCTATAGCATTTACTACGAGAATAGTATATAATTAACTATGAGCTATATTGACGCCTTGTATGACAGAAATGCAGACCGTATCCACATTGTGGAACGAGTCAACGGTGAACGGGTATATCGCGAATACCCAGCTAATTACATATTCTATTACGACGACCCTCGAGGAAAGTTCCGTACTGTATATGGAACTCCGGTAAGTAGATTTTCCTCTCGCACAAACAAAGAGTTTCAAAAAGAGTTACGCATTAACAGTAACAAACGTCTTTGGGAATCAGATATTAATCCTGTGTTCCGATGTCTTGAAGAAAACTATTCCGGGGTAACTTCTCCAAAACTACACACAGCTTTCTTTGACATTGAGGTTGACTTTGATCCAGTAAAAGGATTTAGTCGACCCGAAGATCCATTCAATCCAATTACTGCTATTTCCATTTATATGGATTGGTTAGATAAAATGGTTACGTTAGTTATCCCACCAAAGAGTTATTCGTGGACGACTGCACAAGAGATTTGCAATCAATACGATAATTGTTTCTTGTTTGAACGTGAAGAAGATCTACTTAGTACGTTTTTAGATCTTATTGACGATGCAGATATCTTAAGTGGGTGGAACTCAGAAGGCTTTGATATTCCGTACATGACCATGCGTATCACTCGCGTGTTGAGTAAAGACGACACTAGGCGTTTCTGCCTATGGGGACAACTGCCCAAGCAACGTACATTTGAACGCTTTGGTGCAGAACAATTGACCTTTGACTTGATTGGTCGTGTGCATATGGACTATATGCAACTGTATCGCAAATACACATACGAAGAGCGCCACAGTTATTCATTGGATGCAATTGGTGAATATGAACTAGACGAACGTAAGACACAATACGAAGGCACACTAGATCAATTATACAACAAAGACTTTCCTGAGTTCATTAAGTATAACCGACAAGATACTATGCTTGTTGCCAAACTAGATAAGAAATTACGTTTCTTGGATCTAGCCAATGAACTGGCACATGATAATACTGTGCTACTGCCTACTACTATGGGTGCAGTGGCAGTTACCGAACAGGCAATTATTAACGAAGCACATCAACGTGGTATGGTAGTACCTAATAGAAAAGGTAGAGATGATCAAGGTGACACGCAAGCGGCAGGTGCCTATGTTGCTTTTCCCAAAAGGGGCATGCACGACTGGATTGGAGCGATCGACATCAACTCGCTCTATCCCTCGGCTATTAGAGCCCTTAACATGGCGCAAGAAAGTATTGTCGGACAACTCCGACCCGTAATGACAGACCGGTATATCCAAGACAAAATAGCTGCAGGTAGTAGTTTTGCTGATGCATGGGAGAACATGTTTGGTAGTCTTGAGTATACTGCTGTAATGAACGGTGAACCAGGAACTGAAATTACTGTTGACTGGGAAGCCGGTGGATCAGATGTAATGAGTGCTGCTGATATCTGGCGCATGGTATTTGATAGCAATCAGCCTTGGATGCTGAGTGCCAATGGCACAATTTTTAGTTATGAACAAAAGGCCATTGTGCCCGGACTATTGGAGCGTTGGTATGCGGAACGTAAGGAACTGCAAGCAAAGAAAAAAGAAGCAACTACTGATGACGACAAGGCTTTTTGGGATAAGAGACAGCTTGTCAAAAAGATTAACCTTAACAGTCTCTATGGAGCAATTCTCAACCCAGGTTGTAGATTTTTCGACAAAAGAATTGGTCAAAGTACTACTCTTACCGGCCGAATTATCGCTAGACACATGGATGCGTATATCAATGAGTGCATATTCGGAGAGTACGACCATGTTGGTAAAAGTATCATCTATGGCGACACTGATTCATGCTATTTTACAGCTTGGCCTGCAATTAGAGATGAAGTTGAGGCAGGACGCATGGAGTGGAACAAAGACATATGTGCCCAATTATACGATAGTATCGCGGATCAAGTCAATGATTCCTTTCCTGGGTTCATGGAACGAGCTTGTCACGTACCAAGACAAATGGGTTCGCTCATCAAAGGCGGGCGAGAGCTTGTTGCTTCGAAGGGACTATTCATAAAGAAGAAACGCTATGCTGTGCTGATTTATGATCTAGAAGGCAACAGGCTAGACACACACGGCAAGCCAGGCAAGGTCAAGGCCATGGGTCTGGACTTGAAGCGTAGTGATACTCCCAAGGTTGTGCAAGACTTCTTGTCTGACTTACTGTCTGATGTGCTAACCGGAGCGGAAAAAGAACACATATATGAAAAGGTTAAAGAATTTAAAATAGCGTTCCAAGACAGACCTGCGTGGGAAAAAGGCACACCAAAGCGTGTGAACAACTTGACCAAGTATGGCAAGGAAGAAGAACGACTGGGTCGTGCCAACATGCCCGGACATGTACGTGCTGCCCTTAACTGGAACAATCTACGTCGTATGCACGGAGACCAATACAGTTTGAGTATTGTTGATGGTATGAAAACTATTGTGTGTAAGTTAAAGGACAATGCATTGGGTTATACTAGCGTTGGTTATCCCACAGACGAAACTCATATTCCGCAATGGTTTAAAGAGTTACCGTTTGACGACAGCTTAATGGAAGCCACAATTGTGGACCAAAAGGTAGAAAACTTATTAGGCGTGCTAGAGTGGGATATTCCAAATCATACTGATATCAAAACAACGTTTGATAGCTTGTTTAGTTTTGAATAAATAACTGTGTATATAATGGTACACCTCAATGAAACTATATGAACTAGTATCCTTACGAAACACCTTGCGTGATGCCCTTGATTTAGATACAATACTCAAAGGTATTAGATCAAATCAGGATAGATTAACATCAATCATTCCTCATGTCAATGACCATTATGGCCAAAAACTAAATGATTTATCGGCTGATCATTACAAAGTATTTGACTATGCCAAACAAGACGAAAGCAAGATTAATTCTCTACTGGCAGAAATTAATCAGGAAATTAACGAACTAACTCAAAAATTCTTTGAAGACAATTATCAAACCGAAT